ATTAATAGCAGACAGTAAGCTGTCTGTTTAATGTCTGAGGCAAGATCAACCTGCTAATAGATCAGGTAGTTACGCTGCTTTTTTGTAATCTTAAGGAACCATGACCCTCATATTCCTCTGGCAAAATTTTACAAATGATATTACAAGTTCCCATCGAGGATTTAGTGGTGGGTCTAGGGAGTTCTTTGGGTACTTCCGAGTAAAATGCCACTAAATAAGCTAACACGATCTGTAAGTCCTCAGTCTACTATACTACATTAAAAAACATGGCTATCAAAGGATCATCACTATTTGAAAAAGATAAGCTGATACGAACTACAGTTCAGCTTAGAACCTCTCAGCATAAAGCATTGGAAAGTCTTAGCGGACCAGGTAAATCTATATCCCACCTGGTTAGAACTGCTATTGATACTTATTTAGAACCCATCTATGAACAGGCTCACGAGGATCAGAAAATGGACAGAATGTTAAGCGAGATGGAAAGACTAAATGAAAAACTAGATCAAAGAGAAATATCAATGAACGATATTTTTGACGATTTAAATACTACTGCTAAGTAAAAAATGAAAAGAATAACATGGGTCGAGTGCCCAGGCTGTAAGATGTACAGCGATCAAAAGGTGATTCGTTCTGAGCGAAATTCAAAATTTATAACAATTCGCAGACGACTCTGTTACGAGTGCGGACACAAGTGGTTTACGATCCAGTATCCAGAAATGATAGTGCCTGACATACAGGCTCGTTATGCTTCCCGTGAATGACGCTTTGTTATATGTCGATACTTTAAATGCACATAAAACTGCTCCATCCACCATCTAAGTTTATATATTCCTGTACTCTTTTTTGTTTTGGTTTGCAGTACAGCTAATGTTGCTTCCAGTTCTATCACTCTCATCATTGCTTTAGACAATACTGCTTCAGTTCTGGCATGATTTTTCATCATGTCTATGCAGAAGGCTTTTACTTGTTTTATATCTTCGCAAGCCCATACTTCTCTACATCTAAGTTCTATTAACAATTCAACTTCGGGAGGTAGTTCCGTATGAATCATTTTCATAAAACCATCATCTTTCATGTCATTGAAGATTTGTGGTGGAACCTGGGAACATTCTTGCTTCAATAAAAGCAACTGCTTGATCATCTATTGTGTTGTCTGTTTGTTTAGCTATTGCCTTTAACAGATCCACTATCAACCTTTTCATTGCTTTGGATTTAATAAAGATTAAAAGGATAGGTTTTAGAATTTTTACCATTTGTCTTTTATATCTATTTATACCTTAACGCTTATTGCAAATCTTGGCCTCAATCTTTATATTTATAGTATATCACTAGGATTATGACAACAAAAGACCCAAAAACCGAACCAATAATAGAAGAAAAAGAAGAGAAAGATGGTCCTTCTCTTATTTCAAATCTAGTCCAAATGATTATTTTGTTTTGGAGTTTAGCAGTAATTTCTTTTGCGTATTTCGGAAATTCAACCAAACAAATTGATACAACTTTTGCAGCAGGTTTGCTCAGTGCAGTGATGTCAAATATGGGTCTGCAAGTGAAAAACAGCAGTAATGGCAAGAAGCGGCCTAATAATGTAACATCAGGTAAAGATCCTTCAACAAAATGAAAAAGCTTTTATCACTTCTGTTAGTTGCAGGTATTCCAGCAGCATACGCAGACCTTAATCATTCAATAATGTCTACTGTAAAACTAGAAGCAGTATCGGCAGCCACTTCAGCAGACAAGGTTGGTTCAAGTTATTCTGTGTCAGGTAGCGGTGTAGCCACAGTAGATAGTGATGGCAACTCAACTATTGGTGGATTAGGCACTGTAACTAGTGGCGTTCCAGCTTTAACTACGGTTACAGCTTCGCAAAGTACTTCGGGCGATGCGTTCTCTTTTTCCCAAAGTTATTTGGAAGGAGATGTAACACCTACATCTGAAGCTACAGTAGGAGAAATCCCTAACTTTTCTGACATCACTTCTTCAGCAGCAGCTAGTGTAGGAACAGCAGCTATTGGTTTAGATAACCACTCTATAACTCTAACTCCAGGTACAGGAACAGGTATAACATTAACAGGACAGTTTGTTACTGACTTAACCATTGACTGATGTGGAGGACACTTCCGTTTGTTTTTCTTATATCTAGCCCTGTCTACGCTGTGCCTGTGGTTCCTTCATTTACCCAGGGGTCGAGTAGTAGTCGAACAGAAACTACCACAAACATTACAGAATCTATACGAACATCAAACTATAATTCTGGGTACACATATTCAGTTACAGGATCAGGTGTTGAGCATGATGGAACAACTATATCTGCTCCAAATGCAACTGTTACTGAAAATATAAATGGTACGACTTACACATGGACAGGTTTAGATTTAGGAGAAAAACCAAATTGGTCAATAACAAATCCTGGAGATGCCTTTCAATTTACAGAGGTCTACACACCACCTGGTCTAGAGTCAGTTTCAGACGTAACTCGCACGATCCAATCAGAAAGCGTAACAGATACAACTACAATATTCTCGCAATAATAGGATTATTCTTTGGGAGTCCAGCGTTTGCTAATACCTCAAACACTGCTGCTCCCTCTGCTTCTGCTAGTGGATCTGTCTCTAATTTTGCAACACAGGTTTTGCAAGGAAATACGATAGAAAATCATTATGGAAATGGTATCAGATGTCAAGGTCCACAAATGTCATTTAGCCCATTTGTTACTACTTCGTTTAATCAAAAGCGACCATTTGATTACACATACGAAACACCTGTATATGACCCAAGTGTTGATGAAGATGGCAACTTAATAAATCCTGGTAAGATTCTTTACTATCAACAAAACTATAGTGGTAACAAGGATTCTCTAGGATTAAATGTAGGAGCAGCATTAACATTTACTTTTCCATTGGATCAAAGATTTCAAGATGCGTGTTTAAAAGCAGCCACGACTCAAGAAAAGATACAAAGTCAAATACTATCTAAAGAAAGATTAAACTATGAACTTGCAAGACTTAAAAATTGTGGAGAGTTAAAAATTAAGGGAATATCGTTTGCTACAGATAGTCCTTACCATGACTTATGTAAGGATGTAATCGTTACTGAAAAGATGAATCAAGTATTACCGCACACTCATAAATTAGAGTAGACAAGTCACGGGTATTAAACTTATCTACGGATAACTATTCTACCTTATCTTTTTTCTTTGTCAGTTTCTTTATCACATTTTTAACCACAGGTTTTACTAAATTAAGAATGATCGGAGCAGAACAGCCGACCAAAGCAAGACTAAAAACCCCAGTAAACTGTTTAAAAGACGGAATATATTGGTCGATGAACGGTACGTCTTCATAAAGAGTGATACATTCTATCCCATTTGTACCACGTTCATAGCCAATAACACGTTCTAACTTTTTATCGTTACGAAAGTCTCCTACTCTTTGCTCTTTTTTACTTGGACAAGGTGGTATTACAAGTTCTTCTTCTTTTTTCTTTTCTGGTATTTTTGCTTGTTGCTGCGGAGGTTGTTCTTGTTGTCTCTCTTGTTGCTTTGCAGGTGCAGTATATGTAAAATTCGCAGGGTTATATTCAAGTGGTTCATAGCTAGGAATGTTAAACGTACCACAGGCTTGATATGTTCCTAGTTCATCTTCATTTATTAATCCTGTAAGATTATTTCTATGTGCATCAACACAAGCTGGAATATCAACAACTGGTTTATAGATAATATCTAATATTGGTGTTTGTACTTCCCATAACCTTATTTTTGGAACGTAAACCTGTTTTATTTCAATCTTTTGTATCTTCGTCATCTACATCTCCAATAGAAATAGACCAACCATCTTCTCCAAATTTACCTTTCTCTATTACTTTAGGTTTTTCTTTTGCATTTTCTCTTAACCAATTTTTGTGAAACTCTTTTATTTCATTATCAAGTTCTAAATTAAACTTTTGCATACGCATCCAGTTAATAAACTTGTCTATATAATATTTAATTAGTTTTTTAAAAAAACCAAATATCATAAAGGCAACATAGGGCCAGTTACTTTTGGTAACTTTTTATCTATTTGATTAGGTAATATTTTACCTACACTATCCATGACCTTTTCCATCATCATCGCTTCAAACTGTGGACTTGTTATGTAACGATAACCTGCATATCCAGCAGCAATAGTTGTGACGCTAATGATAAAAGATAAAATAGATAATACAGATGAAATTTTATTTAACATGAGAGATGCGTTTGCAAAAGCATTAGTACCTGTCACTATTATAACCTTCACAGGAATTATGGCTTTAGCTCCTTTATATGTAACTTTAGGAGTATTACAACGTCAGCTAAACACTAAAACCGCCCCATAGGAATTACTTTAGGTGGCATTGGTCTGTAATATCCTGGAGGAATACAAGGCATAATGCCACATCTTTTTGGTTTTCTATATCTAGGCATACGACATACCGTTACACCTCCACTTCCTTTGCATCTTTTCTTTCTTGGTCTACCTTCTGGAAAGTAATTTCTTGGCCTATTTACACCTTCTGAAGAAACACTAGCTTCAGTAATTGTTGGGAATAATAACCCAACTAAAAGAAAAGTTGAAAATACTTTTTTTACCACAAAAATAATTAGTAAATATTTCTATTATAGTAATTAAAAAATTTCAGTCAAATTACTCTGAAGTTTTATTTGCTATTAAAAAGGCTTTATAAGAATTTTTTACTGAATCTGTCCATACCGCATTACAAATCGCTTGAACTTTCGCTGGTTCGTTTGATAAATCAGTATCTACCAAATTATCAGAAGCATCTAACGTGCCAGGATTTAATACATATCTACGATAAGAACGTGTTAACTCCTTGCCGTCTTTGCTGATAACAGTTGCTTCACGAACTTGTACGTTTGCGTATTCACCGACAATTTCTATTTTGTCGTATTCCATTGATTCAGATAGTGCCATTTAGGAAAGCCCTCCAGACTTAACAGGTTTATGGTGCTTAGTTTAAAGACTTAGCTTCGGTCTAAATTATGCTGCAATATAACTTCCATGAATCCCAAATACCGTTGTATTACTACTACCAAAATTTGACAAGTTTAAAGGCAGATTACGAAAAGAGCCAAATTTTCTTGCTCTAACTCTAGAAGTACCTCCAGCTACATAAATACCAAGACTTAAAGTATTTGTATGCCAATCAATATTACTATTTTGATTCCAATTAAAATGAAAAGAAGCAGTTGCGGTAGAACTTGCTGTAAAAGGTAAACCACCACATTGCCACTCACCACCACCACCAGTATATGAACTTGTTTGTAAATACAGTTGAATATGAACAACATTACCTATTTTCGTATAGTATCCAAGTTGAGTGCTGTAATTTACAGTTGGATTACTAGAACTGCCCTCAAGTGTTGGCGTGAAAGTACCTTGTTCATAATCATCTAATGTATTAGCATCTGCGGTGTCTGAACCGAATAATATACCAGTAGAGGCTTTTACAGCACCAGTAACATCCAGCCCTGTCGAAGATGTTTCTGCCTTCTTCGTTCCATTATGGTACAACTCCACAGCCCCATTACGTTTAAACTGAGCCATTGATGCTGTGCCTGACTCTATTAATAAATCACCATTATTAGTACCACCAGACCTTATAGAAGGATTTTCACCAGAAGCGGCTGTAAATGCTAATTTATAACCTGTTGTTACAAACGCTGCAAATTGTCCAATTCGTAATCTTTGAACTCCATTTGATATAAATTTTATAGAAGTACCATCAAATGCCATACCAGTATTGGTATAATCTTCATGTAATACTCCACCAGCAACAATAAGATTATTCGCAATAACATTGCCATCAACATCCAATCCAGTGCTGGTCGTTTCTGCCTTCTTTACATTATCGTGATACAGTTCCACAGCACCATCAGCATCAGCATGAATCATTGAATGATCGTTTGTAAGATCATTAATCCGAAGAGTGTCAGATCTTATTTTTAATGCCCCAACAGCATGATCTATATAACCATGATTATTATCTCTATAAATAGTTAAATTCGTGTTCATACGAATTTTCTTATCAACTGCAAAATCTAAACCAACTGAACTTGTTTCACATTGTTTCACATTATTGTGATACAGTTCAACTGAAGAATTATTATATGCACGAATATAACTTTTTGTATTAGCAGCATTTTTAATTAAAACTGTATCAGAGTTAAAATGTAAATTTCCACCACCTTGATTTGTTACAAATCCAGCAGATCCATCCCAATAAACTTGAATGTCCTGCGAATCTCCTAGTTGTAATTTACTGTTATCAGGCAGATCAAATCCATCGGCTGATGTCTCCGCCTTCTTCACATTATCGAAGTACAACTCCACACTACCGTTGTTATAAGCACGAATATAACTTTTTGAATTAATAGCGTTTTTAATTAGTATGTTGTTTGCATTTAAATGAAGCTGACCATTTTGTGTATTCTTGCCTTGTATAAAACCATGTGATCCATTTGAATATATTTCAATATCATTATCAGCACCTAATTTTAATTTCTTATTATCAGGCAATGCAATATGTTCACTACTTGTCCAGCTATCCGTTGCATTTAACCAATTAAATGTGTGGTTAGTATCTCCTAACAAAGTAATACCACCACCATCAGCAGTAATATCTGTTGGACTTCCTACCTTACCTAATTCAATATTTTTATCTTCAACTCTAAGCGTAGTGCTATCAATAGTTGTGGTCGTTCCAGAAACGGTCAAGTTTCCACCAAATACTGCATTTCCTGTGGTTGTTATATTCTGACTACCAAAATCAGGACTAATCTTTGTTCCTAGAATACCAGCACTAGCACTTACCTTTGCGTTTGTAACAACACTATCGTTTAATGTCCAATCAGTTAAGTTTGCTGCAACTGTTAACGCACCTTTATCTCCAGCACTAATACCAGCACCTGTAGCTCCAGTTGCTCCCTGTACCCCCTGTGGACCAGGTGCTTTTACAGTAACAACAGTTGTCGCACCTTCAGTTACGCTAACACTGTATTTATTCTCAGTAACATTAACAGAAGTCATTGTGCTGTATATCCTTCAGACATAAATATTCTACCCTCAATAAAATATTCTCGATTACCATTTGCTTCTATCTTTAAAATATCGTATCTATAAGTATTATCTGTCATATTTGTAGTTTGCGTATCAGTTACACTCCATGTAATATCACCACCACTAGCATCTGTTACCGTAATAGTTGCATCTGCTAATTTCGTTGTTCTACTTTCATTCCAAATTTGAGACAAAATAGTTTTGCCTGTTAAATTTTCATTAGCATTATTACCATCCTTTAAATTTATATCAAAAGAATGATCTGCCCTCCTTTGGAGCGTGAAGTCATACGTTCCAGGATTTGCCATTTAACTTGATGTCCAACTTGTAGGTGCTGTTGTGATGCTTGTCGGGGTTCTTTGCTCTATACATTGTTGCTTGACTTGTGTTTCTAGTTTTGCAACTTCATCTGAACCTAGTTTTCCTTTAATCCAACCAATAACTTGATCTTTTGTTAAGTCTTTTAAGGGTGTAACAGAACTACCTTTCTCTAGACCCATTGCGTCAAAATGATAACCAGTAAAGCCATCACTAGATTTACAAGTCAAATTCCAATGGACAGTAGTTACTAGACCATCATCATCTCCACCATTAATAGCTTCTAATGGTGTTGTAGATTGAAAACCCCAAGTTGTTTCGTATGTAGGATCAGCCATAATTAGTTGTTAGTAAAACCTGCTGGTTGTGTTTTTACAGATTCTTCTGGTAAGTATTTCTTATTAGTGTCTATTGCAGCTTGTATTGCAATAAT